CGTCTTTACCAAATATTTCACCTACTGATTGTTGATCCGTGGTTGATACTACAGTATCTGCGATACCTGCTGGTAAAACATAGTAACCACCAAATTTTGCTAAGTTTTTACCTTTTTCTGATAATGCTAATTTTTTAGCAGCTTTCTCTGCTAACTTTGTTTTGATGGCTTTCCCTGCTATCTTTTTAGTAATTTTTGATGCAAGGCCAAAACCTGTTCCGTATTGTGTAAGTATGGATGTAAACCTAGCTAGTGTTCCTGCATCACCAGTATATATTTTATTAATATCTACATCTTCAAAAGCTTTTTCAACATTATCTAAAATTTCTGTGTCTAAATAAAGATCTGATAACGATGCAATAAGTTCAGCTGTTCCTTTTACAGCTGTGGCTAAACCTACTGTAGGTCCTGTAATAATTTGTCCAGCTACACTTTCTACAGCTTCTTGTCTTGCTTTGTCTCCAGCTTCGTCCTTTCTGTATGTGGCATCGTATGCTTTTTTACCAAACTCATTCAAGGGGTCTATAACATACTTATTTAACAAGGCTGTTCTTTCAGCTCCTGTATCAACCTGCCCAAAAAGTTTTCTAAACTCGTCCATTAATAGTAGCCTGCTTTTCTACGTTTAAAATACACTATCTCATCTGGTTCGTCATTTGGCAACCTAATAAATCCACCTTGCCTAAATCTCATTAAAGCCATTACCATAGAATCCACAAGGTCATCATGACTCATAAATGGAAATCCTGCAACTTCTTCTATCAATTCTTCTGCCCACCTTGTTTCTGGAACCCATACCATTCCTGATGATACCATATCTGTGACAGAATTTAAACGGGCTAATTTATCTCCTGAGCCTCTATGTGGGGTATATTCCTGTATCGGAAGCCCCATCCTCCTCATTTCCTGATAAATAGCTGTACCTGCACTTTTTTTCTCCACAATAAACGAATCAGGCTCCCAGTCATCATATTCTTCCAGAGCCAAAGCCTTTAGTTCAGGAAACTCCAGACGCTTCTTTATACTATTAAGAAGTATTATATGATGCTCTCCTACGTCCTCATTCAGAAAAACACCCCATGTTGTAAGAGCTGTGAAGTCTGCTCTGTTGTGTGTTTCAGCTGCTGCATCTAAAGACATGATAATATATTCACATAGAGGTGGAGTTTCGCCTTTCCACTTCTGCCACCACTCCCGTTTGATGATTGAAGCTTCTTCAGCTGTGGGTTGTTGCTGGTACTGTGCGTTCCACTGGAACACAGGCATAGATGCTTTTGTACGGTGTAGAGCTTCTAAATCAAAAAAAGCTGGCCAAAGCGGCTTTTCTACATCCTCTATCTGTAAAATAGCAGGGAACTCCACCACTTCGTACTGATCTGACTGACTATTTTGTGACATATCCTTGGTAACGCGTCCTGTTAGGTCATCCATATGCCAACGTGTTTGTATGATAGCTACACGTCCACCAGGCATAAGACGTGTTCTAGCACCAAAGGTAAACCAGTCATACGCTTTCTCAAAAACTTCAAAGTTACCGTTTATCACATCTTGCTCAGAATGAGGATCATCAACAAGCAGCAAGTCAGCACCACGACCTGCGATAGAGGAACCAATTCCACAAGCATAATACTCTCCTCCCGTGTTTGTATTCCATCTTCCTGCCGATTTGGAGTCAATAGCCAGCTCAACAGTAGGGAATATCTGTTTATAATCGTCTGTATTAATAAGATTACGTACTTTCCTACCAAAATCCACCGCCAAGTCGGTTGTATGTGATACCATCATCACTTTTTTGTTAGGATTACGTCCAAGAAACCATGCTGGGAACATAATAGATACTAATTGTGACTTTCCATGTCTAGGAGGTATGTTCACACAGATTCTATCCTTGTTTCCCTGCTCAATATCCATCAACATATTAGCTAAAAGCCTATGATGCCTGCCAACTTTGTAATCTTTCTGCATATGCTGGCAAAAAGCTATCAAATCATTGTAAGCTTGCTCATTTTTCTTGCGAGTATTGAGTTCATTAACCAATTTATCAATCTCTTGCACCTCATCAGCGTCAAAATTGTCTAAATTAGCCAGCATTTGCTGTATTTCTGACTCAGAAAAGTCAAAAGACTGTTCAGTTGTCGTCATTTTTGTCATTTAACCCTAATTCTTCGTCAACATCTATAGATTTACCGTCAATTAGGACTGCATCTTCTACTTCTTCCTCTGGATTTACCAATTTTGCCAGTTTTTGACGTAGTTTTTCACGTAAATCGTCTGTAGATTGGTGTGTTACGGTTATTTCAGACTTCTCAGAGAACAATCCTACGTCTGAAATCTTACCCAAGAGCTCTAAAGCACGTATTCTTACCCTCGGATCAGGGTTTTCACTCTCAATTAGCAACTTATTAGTAACTAAATCGCGAATCTGCTTGGAACTTTCTACTACAGAACGCCCAAACTCCTTCAATATACCGTGTGTCATGACTATTGATGCAGGCGTAACGGTGGATAACTTCTTATTATTTACTTTTTTTGAAGTTGTTTCTGGATCACCAGAGTATGCTGTAGATATTTTGGCTGTAACATCTTTATCTTCCTGCGTAGGTTCAATATCCAGACCGTGATTTTCTAATTCTTTTGCCGTATTAGCTGCGGCTTCTACCCGATCTTTCAAATCAATAGGTAAAGGATTGTCTTCTAACTTAATTCCTATCTCAGGTTCTACTCTAATAGCCATAATATGTGCAGGTTGTTAACCGTTGGTGTGTGACCTCTGATGGATAAATTACGAATCTATTTGTAATCTATGAAGCCACACAAAACAGTATATAGAGAAAAAAATTTTTTTGTAAAGTAGTTTGGGACTCCTATAGGGGGGTGTTCCTATATATAGGGGTGTACCCCTCGAACTCAGATAAAACGAAAATGTTGGTCTGAAATAGTATATATAGAGGTGTATAGTGTCATAGCATAGCAAGTGGTGGTATGGGGGCGGGTATGGTTTGGTTAGTCATTAACTAACCATTTTGCTTTACTAACTATAGCATAACTTGTTTATATGTGCTTATATTAACTTATCAAGACGCACTGATGCGCTTGTGTAAACTTAACAATCGGAGGTCAATAATGACTACTACTAATACAAGTGTAACCGACACTACAAACGGTCAACTACCTAATGGCGGATTAGATACTGTGGTTAACATAGTTGATGATTATCGCGAGATGTTTAATAATGCGATTACGCATTCCATCCGCCACCACGACGCGATTGAGGAAGGCCAGCAATCACTTGCAAAACTAAAATTGATGGGTGAAGAATTTTCTGATGCTGGTATTGCTAATGTACATCAGATGTTTGTTGGGCCAAAAATTGCTCATGTGGTACAGTTGGAAGACGGTACATTTAAGGTCACTAATAATGTACCTAATCCGCAACACTTACCTATTGACGAGTTAAAGGTAACCGCTGATGGATGTACCGCAACAGTGGCTGAGGCCATTGCTATAAGGTCAGCATACTTCGAGATGGTCGATCCATCTGGTAAGATGAAAGAGATATTCTGGACTCCTCAGGATAAACGTAAAGCACATTTTACCTCAATGGAACGCGGTATGTTTAATGAGTTTAATAAGCAAAGAGATAAAAAACTAGCAACAATCTATAATGCTTTAAAACCAAAAAGCGTTCCGAAAAAGAAGACTAATGCTGAAAAGTCTATAAATCATCTAGATAGTTTAATTAATTCGCTAGATAATTTTGATGCTGATACAACAGCTATCAAAAAAGAATTAGAGGTTTTCAGAAAACATCTCAAAAATCTAAAATAATATCTTAGGGCGATCCCATTGGGTTCGCCCTTTTTTTTGTGCCTAGTGATACCAGTTCTCTCAGTAGCAGTGTGGCGTTTCGGCTTAACACGTCACCACACACAAAAGTACCCCAAACGGTTAGTCACACACTAACGTGTTTGAAGCCAGTTCTCATTGTAGCAGACCGTCTCAGTGTAATGTTCCATAATGTTACCATAATGTTCCATAATGTTCCTTTTTTTTTGGGTAAAAAGTAACATTTGATTTTAGTTGCAGGAAGTATCACAAGGTGTTACGTGCTTGTATCTACTGCATAAAATTTTAACTATATATATATATATATATATAATGTTCCTTTTTTTAAAAAGTATTTAACAAGTATTCGACCCACCCCTCTTGCTATTCTCTTTCGGTTAGTCAACCACTAACCAAACTTTAATTCTTTTTATTTTGGAACATTGGAACATTCTTTTATTTTCAATGACTTACGTGGAACATTACGAGGACATTATAAGACAGTAAGGAACATTACACCATATAACATCTTGTGACATATCTTGATACTTAAACGGTGGTTTTATAGTCCTTTAACGCGACTTGACAAGACACGTTATATGTGCTATACTGTAAGGACAATATAAAAGTATGTCTAACAAACAGAGGAGAACAAGTTATGACAAAAGACACAAACAAAGAAAACACAAAAACAGTTAGTGACACACTAACCGATACTGACGCACCAACACTAAGTTCAAGTGCTATGTTGGTAGAGATCAACATTTCTAAATGGACTGGTCGTAAGTTCGATAAGTCTGCAAGCGAATACGTAGAGAATGCAAACAATGCACACGTTGGTATGGCTAATGTACACAAGAAGTTACTTGGTGATTGCCCCCAACTATCTGCCATACATAAACACGTTTCCAATAGTTATAACATACATCGCAGTAGTACACTGCCATGGTCTGACAGTGGTTTACGTCTTGTGCCAACTGTACACTATTTTAAATACCATCAGCAAATGACCGATCTCAGAGATCACTTCACCAAACTATGTGACGAGTTCTTTGATGTGTACGACTTTGCAATACAAGAAGCTAAGACAAAGCTAGGTGATCTGTTCCAAGCAGACAACTATCCATCAATCGAAACTATCAAATCAAAGTTCGCATGGCGCATGAATTACACCGAAGTTCCACAAGGTGACTTTCGTGTAGACATTGGCAACGAGGGTTTGCGCCAAGTCAAAGAACAGTTCAAACAATTCTCAGATACACAGATCAAGCGCGCCATGGGTGACGCGTGGCAAAGAACCTATAACGTGTTATCACGTATGTCTGAGCGTTTGGACTACACAGATGACGAGGACAAGAAAGTATTTCGTGATACGATTGTCACCAACGTCACCGATCTCATTGACTTACTTGATGGGTTCAATCTTACCAACGACCCAAACATGAAAGCAATGAAAACAAAACTAGACAAGATTTTCCGTGGTGTCACACCAGACGCATTACGTGAAGACGGTATCTTACGGCTTGATACCAAGAAAGCCGTGGATGAAGCCATCAAGGCATTACCAAGTCTTGATATATAGAAATCAGTTAGTCATACACTAATCAAAAAGGAGAAATTATAATGGCAAACTCAGCAATAAATATGTACGAACTATCACTTGACCAATGTACTTCAGCTATCATTGCAGGTGGTAACAAAAGAACTATACTCATGCAAGGACACATGGGTACAGGTAAATCAGCAACACTTACAATGCTTGATAACAAGTTACCAGAACACAAGGCTTGTTACTTTGATTGTACTACCAAAGACTTGGGTGACTTGTTGATACCTAAACTCAAAGACGTTGATGGTAATGACTATGTTACCTTTGCCACCAACGAAGAACTTGGTTTACATCTAGCCAATCAGAAAATCATATTGATGGTTGACGAGATTGGTAAGGCAAACCCTGCCGTATTCAATGGTCTAC